CTTGAATTTGCGATTTAAATAAGTCATCTTCAATTAATTCTGGATGATATTCAGCCAAATATTGGTAAAGAGCTTCATTTTTACCCAATCTCATTCTTCGAATATAAAAGTCATTGTGCCAAGCATGAATACCAGATGAAGTTCCTAAAACTAATGAACTAGTTCCTGATGGTTTTACTGTGGTAACTCTCGAAGCAGGATTAATTCCTAATATCTTTGCTAAATTTGCATTGGATTCCTTTGCTTCGTTGGCTGATTCTTCTAAATTTAAACCTAAAACAGCTCCTGAGCCTATTCCTGTCATTCCTACCCCAACAAGGGCATCTTTTTCGGTGGTTTTTTGCCAAATATCACGTAAATAATGGAATTCTGTGTAGCTTGCTTGTAAAGTTCCTAAAAAGGCCGCAACTCTTGAACGATTATTTAAATCTTCTTGTGATTTTATATCACTTCCATTAACTTCCGTTAAATTACAGAATTGGAATGGACGTAAAGCTATTTCACAGCATGGGTTAGTTCCCCAATCTTTATCATTTGAAAAATATATACCTGGCTCTCCTGAGTTACTTGTTACTATTTTGTCCCAAAGTGTAAAGAAGTCCTTCTTTTTTACTTTTGAACGGATAACTACTGCTGAATTGTTGGCTCTTCCTCTTTGTGGATTACAAATCCACCAACCTAATGTTCCATCCCTTTCATATTGTTCTAAATCCCAAAATTTACCAGATTTTTTATCTCTTCTAATAATACAATTGTCGTAAACAATCCCCTCTTGTTCTACTTTTAAAACTATAACATCTTCCATTTCATGACGTCCAAAAGCATCTATATAAACATTATGTTCTTTAGATAAAATATTAGATTCAATGTTGGAAGATTTACTAACTAACATTTCATCATAGTGTAAATCAAATAAAGAAATCAAAGCAGCTCTTCTAATCCCCCCTGATAAAACTGCATCCGCAATATGGCATATAATATCGTGAGCTTCAACTGGGGTTAAGGTTTCTCCGTCTTTCTTTCTATCTAAAACTTTTTGTATTTGTATTAAACACTCTTTTAATGGATCAGGACCTGGTGCTTTTCCCCCAACAGTAATCAACTCTGCTCCCTTCGGTCTAATGTCTCTGAAGTCAAACTTAGGTCTTGAACTTGAAACCCCAAAATAGGATTTCATTAAAACTTTAACGGCATCTGCCCAACCCTCAATTGAATCACCCACTAAAAACCTTCTATCTTTGGTTGGTACTTTTATTTCTGGTAACTTATCTACATGGTGGTTTTGTACTGAATATCCTACTCCACACCCTGAAAGGAGTAAAAACATAACTTCACTAAAAGCTCTCCAATCATCTATTGGTAAGTAAGAGCAGTTGAAAATTCTTGAATTGTTTATCTCAATTGGCTTTCCAGCGAATTGTAGACTTCTCATAGAAGGTAATACCTTTTTATCATATACGAGTTTATATGCTTCTTCGATTTCTTTTTCAAGTTGAGGAAATTTAGATTGATGCATTACTTTATTTCTAGTAACTAACTCTTTCCAAGTTTCCCTTCTTTGTTTTTGTGGAATGTATTTTGCATATTTGTTGTGGACTACTATATCTGATAAAATTTTCTGTGAGATATCCATATTTAACTTTTTTTTTAGGGATTAATAAATATATAACTTTTTTAAAAACCTCAATATTAGTTGAAGTCAAAAAATGAAGGAGTTTCTGCCTTCAGTTTTGTTTGTTTTTATGTGATTATAAATACAGACCAACATACAAAACTTAATTTTTTTTTTAAAGGCCTCAATAAGATGTTCTACCACTTATTAAGTCCTCAATTACCCTTCCTGTACTTCCAGAGTTAGGGATTTCTGGGTTGTTTGAAGACACTTGGGTTTGTTTTCCTTTTATATGAATTATACCAGTTGATGCATCAAAATCGGAATTGAAAGTATATCCGTCTGCTCCATACCTGTTTTTCATAATGTGAAATCTACCTGTATCATTGATTTTGTCTTCTCTTGTTCTCGAGAGTGACATAGCAAAGTCAGCAATCATTAATTTAGAGTAACTTTCTGCTATTTGATCCCCCTCAATAACTTCATCTCTTGCTCCTGTTCTGTTGACTTGTGAAGGAGACCAAATGGGGACATTATAGTCTTTTCCAAACTCTCTTGCTTCAGTGTAAAGATCTTCAAGTTGGTTTCTTTTTTCTTTGTTGTTTCTTACTTTAAGTAAATCCAAATAGTCAATAATAATTAAATCGGGTTTAAAGCCATTATTAATTAGCCTTTCGGTGTACGTCTCTACCTCGCCTAAAGTGGTTTTTTGTGCTCTAAATCGCTTAATTTCCAAGGATCCCGGCAATTTACCTATGGCGTCCTTAATTATAGGTTTGGAACTTTTATTTAATTCGTTTACAGGAATATTAGTAAAATAGGCATCAAATCTTTTACCAACATAATCTTCATCTAATTCTAAAGTACAAAATAAAACATTGTTACCCATTTTTACAGCGTGGGCTGCTATTGCAACCATTACCCAAGATTTACCCCCTCCTGGATTACCAGCTACTACTCCTAAATCTCCTGGTCCTAAACCACCACCTAGTAAAACATTAATAGATTCCCAAGGGGTTGGTATTGTAATTCTTTCTTTTGAAGAATATCTTTCTTCTAAATGTTCTTTATATATGTGACCCCCCTCTTGTTGGGTTCCTGCTTGCAGGGCATCGTTAATTAAAACCCTTATATCTTCATAGTTTCCTGCATCTAAGAGGTCAACTGAAGTATTAATGGCTGTTTTAAGATTTTGATTTTTACAAAAGTTTATATACTCCTTTCTAATATATTTATGGTCTTTACTTTTGGAAACACTATATATCTCTTTGATTTTTTCTTTGATTGCTAACTTTTGAACTTCTGTTTTTATTTTCTTAAGTTCAGATTTGAAGTAGTCTAAAGAAGGGATTGTTTTATACCCTTCATAGTAACTTATAATTTTACTAACAACCCACTTATTATGTTCATTATCAAAATGAGAGGGAGAAATTATATCTATAGATTGTCTTAAAAAATCGGGATCTGTGAGTAAATTAGAAATTGCTTTATTTTGAAACGATGCCCCATACTCTGTTAATTTACCCTCACTCATTTGTTAACTGTTTTATTAATGTGTTTAACCTCAAGAAACTATTATTCAACCATTGTTCTGGTCTTCCTAAAGCATCTCCTAAAAAATCATTGTTGTATAACCGTATAAAAGAATTTTTGTCCAGCAAATTTAAATTATGATCTAAATCCTCCATTATTTGGACCTTTGCATAACCTGAAATGTTGGTTTCTTGTAGGTTCATCAACTTATAGTTCAAGTGGAGATTATCTTCACTGCTTGTTATTCTTTCAAACATTTCCCCTTTTTGTGTGGAAGCATACTCTACCACATCGGTTATACTTAGTGGCGAATTTATAATTTCCGGCAGGAGTTTTGGGATTTTCTTAGGGCCTAGTCCTCTCACCCCCTCTATGTTGTCTGATTGGTCTCCTAACAGGGATTTATAAACTAAAAAATTATAGCTTGGTATGTTGTATTCTTCTAGAACTGTGGTTGGAGTAAAGAATTTCTTTTTGGAAGGTGACCAAACTGTAGTATTTTCGTCTACTAATTGGAGGAAATCTTGATCCCCTGACGCAATACATATTTTGTTTTCTTTGAAAGTAGTTGTTACAAGATACGAAATAATATCGTCAGCTTCTATGTTATCTACTACAATTGTTGTTAAAGGTAAATTCTCCAAATACTCACTTAAACGTGATAATTGCGTAGCCATTGAGTATTGTTCATCTTCAACAGTCTGAAATTGGTCCCATCTTGTTAATCTTTTTCCTGGTTTTCTGTTTCCTTTATATCCAGGATGGAGTTTTCTTCTTCTTTTTGAACCCCCTTTACCATCAAAGGTAACTATAATTCTTGTCGGATTGATTTCACGTATAAGTAAAGCCAACGATTTTAAAAAACCAACCATTCCCCCCACAGGCACCCCTCTATCATTTACAGCTCCATTGGCTGAGAAGGCCCTAATGTATAAATTAAGGCCGTCAATTAAGAGTATTTTATCGTTTGGGTGTGGTGGGTGGTCGTTGTTGATGTTGTTTAAAATATCTAAAACGCTATTCCCCATCTATTTCTTCTTTTTCTATTGCATCTACGTCCCTTGAAAAGTTTTCAACTTCGTGTTGATATTTCATAATATATTTGTCACATATGTCTTCATACATGAGTTGTTTTATATCAGGTCGTGTGTTAACTAATTCATGAAACCCATTGGCTCCTTGAAATTTTTCTTCAATTATTTCTCCGGTTTCAACATCTATGTTTTCATAAGTATACCATCCTGCCCCTCCTCCTTTTAGAACTTTATACTTTTTTAACATAGTAAATAAACCACTATTATCATCAATCCCAGAATCGTAATAAATTTCATATCGAATTTTACGCTCTGGTGGTCCAACTCTGTTCTTTTTTACTATAACTTCTGTTTCTCTTCCCACTATTTGCTCAACCCCATTAACATCTTCTTTAATTTTACTAACATTTTTAGCTAATAATCTTACTGAAGAGTGAAATTGAAGTGCTTTACCCCCTGAAGTTGTATATTTTTCAGCAAAAGCCATTGCTCCTACTTTATCTCTAAGTTGGTTTGTGACTACTAATAAAACCTTTTGTTTATAAATTAAATTGGTTATTTTTCTTAGAGCTTTGCTGTTTATAATAGACTTTTCAGTTGTGAAACCATCTCTACTAAAATCAGTTTCTAATTCAGATTTAGTAGTTGCTGCTGATTGTGAATCTACAATTAAAGTTAAAATTTTATTTGGGTTCTTTTCCCTAAATTTAACTACAGCATTTTCAACTGTGGCCCAAACATCTTCCAAAGTGTCAATGGGAATATATATCATTTTCTTGGTATCTACCCCTATTGCATTTAAAAACCTAGTATCCAAAGAAGCTTCGGTGTCAATATAGACACCTACTCCCCCTTGTTCTTGGGTTGACTTTACAATATGGGCACATAAAAGGGATTTTCCTGATTGTTCCATTCCCATTATTTCAACTATTTTCCCAACAGGCAAACCACCATTTGGAATGTTTGAAATAGCTAAATCTAAAGTAGAACAACCTGTAGAAACCCAACCCATGATACTACTTGGATCATCATTTCCGACACCATTTAGAAAATATGCCAGTTGTTGTTTACCTTTTCCTAATTTACTATTTATGCTATCTGCTAATACTTGAGACAGATCTTCAGTTAGGGAGGGTGTAATGGTTTCTTTTTTCTTTCTAGCCATGATTAATCTTCAAACAAATCGTCTAATTGTTTATTGACGTCTTTCTTTTTAGTGTTTGTGTAATTGGTTCCTGATGGTGTCTTTTCCTCTTCTCCTTCACCTTCAAGTTTTGGTTTAACCCATTCCATTAAAGATGTTTTCATATCTTCATACTCTACTTTAGTATAAAGTTTCTTTACATTCGGTTGATTTTCTAACCATTCTTCAGCTTGTTTAGCATCTTTACTCAATGGAGTAGTTCTTGGTTTAAGCTTAATTGTAGTTGTTGGGTAAGCTTTTCCACTTTGTTCTGCTGGGATTTGTTCAAGTTTAATGTCAAATCCATTCTTAACATCTGTAATATCCCCATAATCCTCATCATCCATATATTGAAGTAATTCAGTATATGCTTGGGGGCCAAATTCCCAAAATCTAACACCTGCTTCTTCTTCACCTCTAACAATAATAGGAGCAAATACTCTCATTTTAGGGTTAAGTCTTTTAGCAAGTTTTTTATTATCCTCTTCATTGGTTTTTCTTAACTCAGAAGCAAACTCCATTATCGGATCAGCTTCATCAAAGTTA